GTATTTAGATAGATATATTGGTACTTTATAAATAAATGGCGTCAAATTCCGACATATTAAAGGCAAAGATGTTAGTTGCACTCGAAAAGCATTTAAACATTGTTTCAAGTGCTTGTAAAGAGGTTGGCATTAATCGTGATACTCATTATGACTGGTTAAAGAAAGACAAAGAGTATAAACGTAAAGTAAAAGAGATTGATAATGTTGCATTGGACTTTGCTGAGTCAGCTTTGCACCAACAGATAAAAAAAGGCAATCCGTTATCTACAATGTTTTATTTAAAATGTAAAGCGAAGAAAAGAGGTTACATTGAGCAACAGGATGTTAAGATAACTGGCAATATGAAATTTAAGGCAGACTTTGGCGAAAGCAATACTATACACACCACACAAGAATCAGAAGATAATACATGATGCTATAAATAATGGCAATCAAAAGTATTATGTTATCAATATAGGCAGGCAGTTTGGGAAAACCTTACTTGCTTTGAATCAACTTTTATTCTGGGCCTTAAACAATAAGAAAGTTAAATGTGCATGGGTAAGTCCTGTTTACAAACAATCAAAGAAAGTATTTGAAGAAGTTTATAAAGCATTTGCACGAAGACCTGAAATATACCGAAAGGTAAATCAGTCTGACTTAATACTCGAATACATAACAGGATCAACTATTCAATTTTTTAGTTCAGAGCGATTTGATAACATTCGAGGTTTCACGTTTGACTACCTTGTATGCGATGAGTTTGCATTCATGGATGAGAAAGCATGGACAGAAGTATTAAGAGCAACTGTTTTGGTTAAGGGCAAAAAGGTATTATTGATTAGCACCCCAAAAGGTAAAAATCACTTTTACCAGATGCACCAACTGGATGGCATCAACAATCAGTACAAGTCTTTCACAATGACTTCCTACGATAACCCAATGATTAACCCTACTGAAATAGATGATGCAAAATTAACTTTACCTGAAATGATATTTAGGCAGGAGTATTTAGCGGAGTTTGTAGATGGAGGTCAGATGCTATTTAACAACCGACAACACTCGAATAACAAACCACTCGGTAAATGTTATGGAGGGATTGACTTAGGTAGAGCAGACGATTACTCAGTACTTTCAATATTCAATGAAAGAGGGGAACAGATATTTATTGATAGGTGGCGACATAACGACTGGAACAGCATTATAAAAGCAATAGCAGGTAAATTAAAAGAGTTTCAAGTTAATACTACCTTAGTTGAGGTTAATTCGATAGGTGACGTTATATTTGAGTTATTGCAAAAGGAATGCGGAGGGTACACACGCATTGAACCATTTATTACAACTACATTAAGTAAAAAGGAAATAGTTGAAAGTTTAATCGTAGCCAACCAAAACAAAGAAGTGATATTTACCAATGTGGACTGGTTAGACAAAGAACTTGAAATGTTCACATACGAATACAACCCAAAAACAAGAAACATAAAATACAGCGCACCTAATGGATTTCACGATGACGGGGTAATGGCTACATGCCTATCATACCATTGTTACTTGCAGAATGCAAAAGGGCGATACATATTAATTTAAAAAGGTACTTATTTATGATGAAGCTATCAATACCAAACAGTTGGCAGAATATATCAATTGAGAAATTTCCATTGATATTTGATGTAATTCGTGATGACTTAGACGATAACGAAAAGAATATAAGAATATTATCTATACTATCCGATGTTAATGTAAATGAAATAAAAAAGATAAACATAGAGGGTATAAAGAAATTAATTGATAAAATTCAATTTGTATTTAAAATGGAGTTTCCAAAAGAGAAACATAAATTTAAGCACAATGGGTTTAATTGGGTAGTTAATTACGATATAACTAAAATAACTGCTGGCGACTTTATATCATTAAGTAAGCTAACAGAAAACGAAGATGCTATAATTAATAACCTGCCACAAATAGTAGCAGTATTTATTCAGCCATTTAGATATAAGTGGTTTAGAGTAGATGCTATTGAAATGGATTATACAGCAAAGGTTAATCATTTAAAGAGTGTAGACGTTGGAACGATATATCCGATAGCGGTTTTTTTTTGCTCAATTATCGGCAGTTTATCAATAGATATAGAGGACTATTTGGAAAAGCAAACTCAGGAGGTGAAGAAAATATTGATGAACGAACTGAACAGCAAAAGCACAATGAATACTGGGGGTGGTACATAACATTAGACTTAATATCAGATAACGATAGGACTAAATGGGATTATTACTTACAGATGAATATAGTTTCTTTTTTAAATTATTTAAGTTACTTCAAAGATAAAGGCAAATGGCAGTCGGCAAATTAAATGAAAAATCAAGAAAAGAATTAGATGATTTTTTTACCGAAACAGAAGATAATATTGATACATCTTTAAATGATAGTATTAATAAGTTTTTAAAAAGAGTTAAAAAAAATATTTATAAATATGGTTTTGATGCAAGTGGTAATTTATATCAGTCTTTAAAATCATTACCTACAAAAAAACGTGATGGCTTATTAACTGCTCGTGTTGAGGTAGCTGACTATTGGGAGGATTTAGAAAATGGAACTAAACCAAAAGGATATACAAAAGAAAACAGAAAACAATTACAGCCACGTATTTTAGCGTGGATAAATACAAAAGATAGTTTACTTGCAATTGCTAATGATGAAAAAGAAAAAAAGAGTTTATCCTATGCAATAGCGACTAATATTTTAAAGAACGGAACAATTAAAAGATTTAATTACAGAGGTAAAAAATTCTTAACCGATGAATTACCACAATTAGAAAAAGACTTTATTGAAGAATTTTCAAAACCAGAAGAATAAATGGCAATAACAATATACAATACACCTAACAGCTACGCACCGGCATACAATCAAATGATATTTACATTAAGCAGTGATAATGTAGCACAACCTAATTTTCGATACATTGCCGATGTTTACATGAATGGAAGCAGTGACTACACACGTTTACAATGCGCCCCTAATCCAACTAACAGCAGTGGTGTTTTCGATATAAGCGGAATTGCTCAAAACTTTTTAAGTCAGGATGCCGATGACAATACAACTACATTTAAACAATGTGGTAACTCAATAGCTTACTATCAAGTGCAGTTTGGTGAGCAGTATGGCGCAAGTAGTGGAATAACTAACTACACTAACCTAACCAATAGAACAGGATATTGTTTTAATGGGATATTTGATCCATTATTATTTTTAGATTTTGCAACTAACACTTATGTTTTAAATAGTTCATCAACTCAATTTTTAACTGATAGGCCGACTTTTGAAACAAGAGCAGGCGAGAAACTTATTTTAGGTTTTATGGTTAGTGCTGAAGCTGTTGCTTACAATTTAGAAATAATTAGTTACTATGACGAGGGTACAATATTTAACACAGTAAGAACAACTAATCCTTACAATAGTTTATTAAATAGAGCAGATAGAAGTATTAATGTACGTGTTGATCATGACTGGTTAAGCAGTTTAGTTAATGCCGATTTATCGTTTGGTAGCACTCCAATATTTTCAGCAAGTTATGATTATTACGATGTAAGAATAAAAAGTTTAGCAGGAACAATAGTAAGTGAAACGATTAGGATTTATCCCGGTGAAGATATTTGTACTAAGTATTCACCGATTAGATTTAAGTTTATGAACAACTATGGTAAATATGATTACTTTACTTTAACGAATGCAAAGACAAAAACAACTGCTATAAAACGTAACACATTTAAAAGTAACCCAAATGATTGGAGTGGTGTTAATTACAATTACAATCGAATGAGTAGGGGAGTTGTACAATATGAAACTATTTTAGATGATACGATTACAATTCAATCAGACTGGATTACAGAAGCTGAATCAGCATGGTTAGAGCAGTTAGTTACAAGTCCAGACGTTTATATTTACGAGGGTGCTAATTTAGTATCAATAAATATTACTGATTCAAGTTATTCAACTAAGTATGTAGCAAGTGAGCAGTTATTTAATTTAAGTGTAACATTCCAATATTCACAAAATAGAAAAAGACAAAGAAGATGATACTAACAAGAATTTACATTAATAATGAAGAGATAGATTTAAAAGACGATGTATCAATTCCTCTTAATTTTAATATTGCGGATATACGTGAACCTGAAAAGAAAAGCACTACATGGAGTAAGACTGTTGTATTACCTGGTTCTTCGTTTAACAATAATCTATTTTCAAATATATGGAATGTTAATGCAGTCATTGATAGTTCAGGCACTACTAACTTTAATCCAAACTTTAATCCGAATCTAAAAGCAAAGGCAGAAATTTATTATAACAATGCTTTGCAGTTTACCGGTATTTGCCAATTGCTGAATGTAAATGTAACCGATAAATACGAGGTTGAGTATGAGGTAGCATTCTTTGGTGAACTTCAAAACATTTATCAATTCTTTACAAATAAGTTTTTAAGAGATATAGACTTAAGTCAGTTTAATCATAAATACACTTTACACAATCAGTATTTAAGTTGGCTTACTGATTATACTAATGGATATGTTTATCCACACATTGATTATGGCTATTCAGTAAATAGTCAGTTCAGAGTTGAGCATATTTTCCCTGCTATCTACATTAAGACTATTTTAGATAAAATGTTTAGTGAAGCTGGATATAGTTATCAGTCTAACTTCTTTGATAGTGAAATGTTCAAACATTTGATATTGCCCTATTCAGGTTTATCTACTTTAAAGCTAACAGCTGAGCAAGTTAGGGAACGAACAATGCGAGCAAGTAAGGTTTCAACACAAAGCGTATTAAACGATTTAGTTGCACCACAAAGTCACTTAGTAAGTTTCACAGATAAAACAACACCTCCAAACTTTGATGGTGGTAGTCATTGGTATGATATAAATGGCGGTGCTACATTTCAAACATTCGTTGTTCCTAAGTCAGGCACTTATAATTTAACAGCTTACATAAAAGCTAACATAACACATCAACCGAGTACAGCGACTGCGGAATTAACTCAATCACGTAGGCATGTAGGGCAAATGGGTATATTTAAAAATACTACCCAAATGATTGCAGGCCGTAATTGTTGGATGAAAGCAATACCAGCAAATGCAAACATAGATGACTCATTTATGTTTACAGCATCAACAGGAACAGTTATTTCAAGTGGCACAACTTCATTAGATAGTGAGGGAACATTTACACTAACTACTTATTTAGCAGAAAATGATATTTTACAATTCAAATATTTAGAAGGCACAGGAGCGTATAACTTAACTCAGTCAGGTAGTGTTTTAATTGATAGTATTTATAAAAGTGGCGGTATATTACAAACACATAATACTGCTTCAAACTTTAATATGAACTTATTGTCTGATTCGTTTTTTTCTGTTTCATTAGCCGATACTAATATTCAAGAGGGTGATGACTTAACTTTGAATACTGTGTTACCTGACAAAGTATTGCAAAGTGAATTTTTTAACTCTATAATTAAAATGTTTAATCTATTTGTCGAGATAGATAAGACTAATCCTAATAACTTAATAATAGAGCCACGACCTACGTTTTATAGCAGTGGAGTTACACGTGACTGGTCCGATAAATTAGACTACTCAAAGGAAACTAAAATTATTCCAATGGGTGAACTAAATAATAAAACTTACTTATTTACTTACAAATCAGATACTGACTATTTTAATAACCTTTACCAAACACGCTATGCAGAAGTTTACGGACAGCAGAAGTATGATATTGAAAACGATTTTTTAAAAGGTGAGGTTAAAACAGAAGTAATATTCAGTCCAACACCTTTGGTTAATACATTAGGGCATGATAGAGTAATTTCAAAGATATACAGCGTAGATAGTAGTGGGGCAATTAAACCAACAAACGCAAATATCAGAATACTTTACTATGGCGGTTTAAAAGATACAGCTTTCCAATGGTCGCACATTGCAAGTAGTGGCACTACATTAAGAACTAACTATGCTTATGCAGGTCATTTAGATGATGTTGCAAACCCAACATTTGATTTATCATTTGGAGTGCCACGTGAGGTTAATTACACACCAACACGCTATACTGCCAACAACCTATACAATAAATATTGGAGGGATTATATTGAGCAGATTGCGGATAAAGACAGTAAATTATTTGTTGGTTACTTTTACTTAAATGAGTTTGACATTCAAGCCTTAGATTTTAGGGATAACTTTTACTTTGAAAATGAAGTTTGGAGGTTAAATAAGATTATAGACTACGATAGAATAAACAACCAAACTACTAAATGCGAGTTTATAAAACTTAAAACATTACCACCTTACCAAGATGATACAGGAGTTGATATAAATGGCGGTTATGAAGAAATAGACAATATTAATCCTGCACCTACTTCAAGAGTTGGCACTACTTTTAATAACAACCATGTAGCAGATGGAGCAATAGTGAGTGGATTTAACAATGTAGTTAATTCAGGTAAGGGTGTTATAGTAAGTGGGAGTGATAACTATGTAGGAGATGGTGCAAAAAATGTAACGATAACAAGTTCAACAGGAGTTACTATATTAGATGGTATTTCAAACGTATCTGTAACGAATAGTAGTGGATTAACAATTAGTGAATCGAATATAACTTACAATAATGGCATAAAATCAAATAACAATGTATCTTATAAACAATACATTGCTTTATTAAGTCAAACAGGAATAACTGATCCAATTGTAAATGTTTTAGAAAATACATTGTCAGGTGAAATAATATGGTTAAGAACAAACACAGGTGAGTACGAGGGTGAGTTAATAGGTGAGTTTACTTTTAATAAAACAACCATAAATTGTAGTAACACACAACCTGGAGAAATAAGGACAAACAGACAGGATAGTGATAAAGTAAATATTTATACTTATGATTCAACAGGAACACCTGCGGATGCACAATTACTTTATTCAACAATAGAAATAAGAGTTTACAATTAAAAGGTACTTAATATGAAAGAATTGATTTTAAAGGTTGGTAATGATTTAAAAAAAGGTTTTAAGTCAGCGCAAGTGTTGGCAAAACTATTTAATGAAAATCAATTAAATGAAAAGATAATAAAAAAGTTAAAAGGCAATGGCTAAAAAGGTAACATTAGAAATAGATGTTGATTCAACTGGTGCTGTAAAAAATTTAAAACAAGTACAACAAGAAGCTGAAAACCTTGCTGTAAAATCAGCAGAAAGTACTAAAAAAGCAAGTACATCATTTGCACAATTTGCTGGTAACTTAGTTAAATCATTAGGTATTGTTACATTATTAGCAAAGGCTTTTGATGTAATTAGAGAGGCGATAGGACAAAACCAAAAAAGTATGGATTTTTTCAATACTTTATTTGGAACATTAGCAACAATAGTAAGAGATTTTGTAACTTTTGTAATTGAGAATTTTGGTAAGGTAGTAGACTTTTTTAAGCAAGTATTTGAGAATCCAATTGAATCAATTAAAAAGTTAGGGGATTTAATAAAGGAAAATTTAATTGAAAGGTTTAATTCTTTACTCGACACGTTCGGGTATTTAGGTGAAGCATTAAGCAAATTATTTACAGGTGATTTTTCAGGAGCGTGGGAATCAGTAAAGAAAGCAGGAAAGGAATCTATTGATATTATTACAGGAGTTAATAATACAGTTGATAGAACAACAAAGGCAATAGGTGATGCAGCAGATGCTATTGCTGACTATACCAAAAAAGTATGGGATCAAAACGCTGCAATGGTTGAAGCTGAAAATAGAGCAAAGATAGCAGCCGCACAAGCAGCACGAGTTAAAGAGCAAAAGGATAGAGAGGCAGAACAATTAAGACAAATAAGAGATGAAGAACGTAATACCATAACAGATAGGATAAAAGCTAATAATGACTTAAAAAAGGTTTTGGACGAGCAAGAAAAAGCCATGTTAAAGTTAGCTAACACTAATGTTTATGCAGCTCAATTAGCATATCAAAATAATAAAACAGTTGACAATCAAGTAAGGTTAACACAAGCACTTGCAGAAAAAGAGGGAGTTTTAGCAACTATTGAGGGATTAAGGTCTGAACAAAAAGCTAATGATTTAGCATTAAATCGTGAATATAACGATATGCTAAAATCACAAACAGAAGCGACTGCAGAATTAGAAGTTGCAAATAAAAAGTTTGCAGCCGATACTATAAAGAATGATATAGAAAGAATAAAAGCACAAAGAGCAGTTTTAGACGAAGAGCGAAAAATACAACTTGAAAGATTACAAAGCCAAATAGATTTACACAAAGTAGGTACTCAAGCAAGAGTTGATGCTGAAATAGCTTACAATGCTAAAAAGTTAGAATTAGATCAAGCGGTAGTTTTAAAGGATCAAGAATTAAAAGATGCTGAAATAAAAAGACTAAATGAAATTAACACATCTAAAATAAATTTAATAACAGATTTATTTCAAAGAGAACGTGCCGCTTTAGAATTAGAATATGCAGAAAAATACAGATTAGCTTATAATGATAGTCAAAGGCTTGAAGTTTTAGAAAAAGAAAAAGCATTAAAGTTAAGAGGTATTCGACAAGCGGAAATAACCAAGTATGCTCAAATGACTTCTGATGGATTAGGTGTATTAATGCAAATTAATGATGCATTCGATAAAAAAGATGAAGCATCAGCACGTAAAAGGTTTAAACTAAATAAAGCATTAGGAATAGCACAAGCAACCATTAATACTTTTATGGCGGTTAATGCTGCATTAACTGCTGGTGGTAACCCTGCAAAGTTAGCAACTGGTATTCAATTTGTAGAAGCTGGATTAGCATTAGCTACTGGTATTGCCAATGTAATTAAAATAGAACAAACTAAATTTGAAGC